CGGGGCGAATAAATCTACAAGTCCTTGAACTCTTCCTTGACCACCCCCTGTAATAATTGCGTCAAAAGACTCTCCTATCGTGGGTGCCCCTAAATCCTCCAAAGCAAGCGTAGCGTTTGCCTGCGGGACTGCCGGAGCTACTTCCCCAAGGGCGTCTACCGGCCCGGCGTCTACCGGAGTACGACTATCTGTCAATGTGAACTGTGGCCCTACATTCCCGGGTTCCGGAGTACGACTATCTGTCAATGTGAACTGTGGCCCTACGTTGCCGGATGTCCTAGCGTCTACCGGAGCTACTTCCGTAGGAGCTACTTCCGGTTGTATTCTACGACCGTAAGTAGTGATCTCAGGTATACCATCGTCGCCAATAGTCTGATATATCTGATCCGGAACTGTAGGATAAGGTGGTGTCGGAGCTACTTCCGTAGGAGCTACTACCTCGGGACCTGCCTGCGGGACCACCGTAGCGTCTGCCTGCGGGACCACCGTGCCGCTGGGCACTTCCCCAGTAAAGATAGAGTCATCAAATTTAGCGGTTGTTTCACCTCCGGTAAAAATAGAGGTATCCGGTTCGTTTGGTATCACTCGGGGTTCTGGACCTGTTGGTTTCGAGAAGAAACGGTCACTAATTGCTTGCGTACCTAGTGCAGCAATACCCGATACGGCAGCACTTTTTAAGATGTCTCGCGGGTTGCCACCTTGAAGAGCCGTGCTAATAGCCGACTCAGTCGCTAATTGTTTTGCACCGGACTGCGCCCAACCGCGTGGCGCGCCTATCTTACCTGCCGCGAAACTGGATATTCCGCCAATCGCGGCGGCTTTCAAGCCGTCTTTTAGGCTACCGCCTTTGATCACGGCTGTTGCACCGTCAACGATTGCAGATGCTAAAGCAGGGTTACCGGTGATAGTGGTTAAGAAAACTTTTGCTACGACCGGAAGCACTGCTTTTACAGCTTTTTTCAAGCCCCTAAACAGTTTTTTCAAGAAAAACTCGGGCTGGCCTGTTACTGGGTTAATTGAGTTAAGTTCGTTACCTACTATGTAACGCTCTGGCTCAATGCCCATGAATCGCATTTCAGCAAAAAGTTTGTGTTTTAGTGCGGGGTTTCGTTCAAAAACCTCCATGGGGATGACGGTCTCGCCTTCAGCGGCGTGAACCATATATTCGTCTTCATTTCGGCCATATTCGGCCAATTTGTCTGCGATGTTTACAACGTTTGCGATGCCCTTTTTAGGTAGGTCATCTTCGTCATCTGCCCATGAACCGGTTTCTGCCGTCAGAAACGTGGCGATACCACCTTCCGGTATAGGAATCTGATCAAGTTCATCAAATTCGTCGTATTTAAGTGCAGCTTGTCCCATTTCCCCAGTATACGCCTTTTTTTTATTTGAAGAACCAATCTAGCCGTGTACGTTTACCACGACCGAACCGTTTGTTACTACTTGAACCGCTCCAACTTCGCCTACGGCCTCTAGTTTAGAAACTGTATACGGTAGCGCATCTGAGAGGTTTACCCACTCACTGCCCGTATACAGTTGCAACCGCCCTACCGCAGGGTTCCAGATCAAAGAACCTGCGTCAAACTTTAACTGATCTCTTTCCGTCGTCACAAACTGTGGCGTAAGATCAGGGTCAAAAGCGTCTAGACTCAGTTCCAGTAAACGGATCGTCCTATTGAACGTAGACCCGTCAACATAATCGCCGTTTACAACAAACGGCAATCGGCCTTGTAGTAGCTTACTCACCGACGACCATTCGGTTGTAAATCTAGCCGCGTGCCACCAATTCTAAAACCTACCCCAAGCCGCACGTCCGTATCACCGTCGTCGTCTGATTCAAAACGGACCACCGCCTGTCGGCCTCTAGCACGTGTGTCTATCTTTTTAGTAGTGCCAGTAAAAGCAGTCGTTTGATCCGTGGTCAGTGATTCGCCCGGAAAGTTCCTTGCTTTTAAGACAAAATTTATTGTCTGGGAGGTGCCTCCCGAGCCCGTAAACTTCACGTCTGGGATACATCTACGAACGAACTGAAACTGCTCCCCATCGCCTAAATCGAAATCTGCGCTTTCAACAAACACGTTGTCCATTGGGCTACCATCGTCATCAAAACCTGTTTCGTGGCTGAAAATGTAGTTGCTGCTGCTAGAAGTACCGGTTGCGCGCGGAAAGCTCTCCAAGCCTTCGTCTAGCCAAGCGGTACGCGCTAAATTGCCTATGGCCCATGTCTGCTCTACATAGTTGTACGTCACATAGCGGTCTATGCTGAGAGAATCAGAAGAACAGTAAAACCAACCTACCTCGTTAAATTGTTTATTTAAAAACCCAAAGAATTGGAACGTTTGCTTTTCGTTAATATCGTCAAAAACATACGATTTCACGCTGCAAGACACGGGCTGTACAGATCCTTGATAGGCATAAAATCCTTTTTTATCCATCCAAAACACGCCTAACGGGGTGTTGACGGCGGCATTCGGCCCAACAAGACTTACGCCTTCATTAATTAAATTTAAGCCAAAAGTAAGGGGTGGACCGATAAATTGTAAGCTATATAAAGCCACATCCGTCCATATCAAAGTCTCTTGGCGAGCCCGCAAACCGCCAACAATTTGGGATCCCGCAGAGCAACGTAAAGAACCCGCTGTGTTTGTTGAGGTTGGAAACCATTCTGCTGGGTTCTCTTGGTCTGAAAAAGCAACTAATAGAGGGTCAATTTGACCTGTCCGGGCCGTGGCGGAATCATTGATGGGGTCTGCTCCAAGGGCAATAACGTGGCGGTCAACGTCCGAAACCAGTACTTGGAGGGCTGCGGTGGGCGTAAAATTAGCCCCAGACAATGCCGATATGTTAACTGCCCGGTCCGTGCCCAGCGTCTTCTCGCTTGTGTCCCAATAGTAAATGCCGCCGGAACGGACGTTTGCAATCAAGTCTTCGCCAAAGCTATCCATAGACCATAAGCGCAGTTGGTTTAAGGCACTCAAAGCACTGGAAGAGCCCCACGTGCCGGAACCCCATGTGCCGGAACCAAAACCAGTACCGTCAACAAATACGTCCAATCCCACATTTATCTGATACGCACCAACAACAGAGCTACCTCCGTTGCCACTGTCACTGCTGTTGGCGGTCACGGTCGTGCCATCCGTATCTTTTGCAGTAATGACATAAACGCTTGTGCTAGTTATCGAGTCTATCTCATATTCTTGGTTCAAGACGGCGGCGGTCACGTTTCCGCCAAGAGAAGATGCTCCAGAAAAAGTAACAAAATCACCTTTTTGTGCGCCGTGCGCACTATCGGTCACGTTGACCGAACTAGATCCATTGGTCGCGCCAAATGTCACATCCCCAGCAGACGTGGTAGAGCGTATTGGAGTGATATCGTTATAGTTCGCACCAGATTGGATATAGAGCTTGGTTCGGGTGCCCAAACCCAAAAGTTTTGTCCCTGCCAAGGAAGTCCAGCCCAACAACTTTCTGCCGGTGCCGTCAAAAGAAGCGGTCAGATACTTGACCCAACCGCCTATCTTTTCTGGGAAGCCTTTGCGGAAGCGCACCAGATTCCCATCAAACCAACCGCCTTCAGCACTATAGTCCGTGCCTTCTTTGTTGATTCCCGGGTTGAAAATAAACTTTTGTAGAGGCATTACTGATACTCGCCTGTACGAATCATTTCAGTTACTTCGACTGCCCTGTTTCCAACCTGCTGGGACCATCGACTATCCATGAACTCATTGGCAGCAACGTCATATTGGCCGTGCGCCATCGCCTCTAGGGCGTTCACAAAACTACGCAGTCTGGTCAAACCAAGATTAAAGGCAATATCAATCATCGCATCACGTCGGGCTTCATCCAGATCTGCAAACCAAGGGAAGCTGCGGCCTAGCTCGTTTTGCACTCGCTCGATGTCGTTGATCAGGAGAAAATCTACTTCATCTTTTGACAGCCCAAGGCCACCCTCGGAAATGTTCCGACCAACGCCAATGGTTTCGTAACCTTCGCTACACATATAGACTTTGTAGCGAACGCCTTCATGTAACCTCAACATTTCGATCAGTTTACTCATTTCTCTCTACTGACCCCCTTGGTTTTTTCATAGGATCTCATCGCGCCTAAGCCCAA